AAGGCCAACAGCACCAAGGCTCGCCGTGCTGACTTCGCTTGTGCTTGTGTCGAGTTCCAGCGTCACAGCGGCAACGCCTGCCGTTGCCATGTTGGCGGTGACCCCGCTTGCTGCGAATGACTGCGAGAAAGCACCCTTGCTCGCCTGACCAGTAATTGTGAAAGATAAATCCGGCATGTTCGCCTCAAAATGGTGGAGTGCTGAAATATGTAGGGAAATGCACCTCAGGCGAGACTCGCCTCGTCAATATATCTGGAACGCCGCCCGCTCCTGGGTATTTGAGCGAGCCATCAGTATCAAGTGGCTGCGGATTCGATGCTGCAATCCGCTCTCCTATCGGCCCCGTCACATACACCGCCTTCTTCTCGCTGCCGTCGATGTAGTTCCATCCGACATGAGGCAAAAGCATCGGCCATCCGCTTTGGCGATAAAGGAGTTCGACCGTAATCTGCCAGTAGTTTTTCTCTATCTCGTTGACAACTTCCGTCGCCTGCTGCGCGCCGATCCCTGTACATTTCCAAGTGTGCTTTGCACCGCCAAGATATGGGGCGTCGTTTATCGCATTCGTTACTGCTGCTGCAACGTCAAGCGGGAAGAAGTCGCGATTGCCGCTGATACTTGCTCGCACCTCCGATTCCTCTGTGGTCAAGCCTTCAAAGAAATCTCCAGCAGCGTTTACAAGCGGCCTCACGTCTCCGTTGCCGTCGCCTTCATAGTAAACAAGTGCAGGAACCTGCGCCCCACCAGTGCTGAATGACCAAACGTCTTTCCTGGCGATAGGATCTTCCTGCCATTCGGAGGTACCCCGAAGCGGAGTTTCGTACCGATACGAGATCGTCGCATGCCAAGGGTCAGGATCATTTTCTGAGACATTACCTTCGACACATCTGAGGTATGTGTACTCAGGATGAAAGTCGCCATGCAGGATGCCAACCGCACTAATCATCGACTGCTGTGGCGTCGCAGGATCATCGAGGGTCAACGCATAGCGAATCTCCGCAGTCGGTGCTTCACCGAAGCGATGCTGAAAGGTTCGTCCAGCAAGTTCGCGATAAGAAAGAACAGCCATCACGCAGCCCCCGCAATCTCAACAGTGCTACCCAGGTTGCGAATCTCGTTGCGAATCTCATCAAGTTTACGAACCTGCTTTCGAGCCTCTTGCACGGCAGGATCTTCTCTGCCCGTCGCCATCGCGATCACGCTTGCAATGCCGCCGCTACGAATGTCGCTTGCCTCAAGTGCCTTGTTCGTGTTGGCAGCAAGGGCATCAAGCCTCTCCTGCTCCATGTCAGCGGAAACCTTGCTGAGTTCCTCCCGCTTGCTTGCGATCTCCTCTTCTCTCTGTATCTGATTGCGTACCATCTCAGCCTGCAAGTCAGCGAGTTTTTGCTGATACGCTTCTTCGTCTGCTTGTGCCTTCTTTGCAGCATCCTCTCTCGCTTTGATTTCATTGCGTACCATCTCGGCCTGCATGGCAGCAAGTTTGTTCTGATACTCCTCTTCCTGCTTGGCAGCCGCCGCCGCTTCGTCAGCCGCTTGTTGCAAAAGGTCGATGCGTTCCCTGAACGCTTCATTGGCTCGCTTCGCAGCCTCAGCGGCCTGCTCTTCTGTGTACTCGCCTTCTTCCTTGAGAAGGTTGATCTCTTCTAGAGCCTCTTGGTACTTCAGTGCAGCGTCGAAGCCTGCTTGGCCGAACTCGGCTGCGGCATCGACAGCAGAGGTGATTTCATCGTAGAAGTCTTGTGCGGCAGAGGTTGCGGCTTCCAGAGACTCGGCAACTTCGGCTGCACCTGCTGCTGCGTTTCCGAACCACTCCTCTGGAAGATTGAAATACTGAAGCCAGCCGTCAATACCTGCATTCACGCTGGCAAACAGCGTGTCGAGCCCATCAGTGAGAAACTGTACTGCACCTGCGACCAGTTCAAACAGATATGCAAGCGGCTTTAGAACAGACCCGATCAACTTCAACCCGACGCCAATGACTGAGCCAATGACCTGAACGACACCGCCAAGCAGATCGAGAAACGGAGTCAGGACCGCACCGAGCGAACTTAGGACCGACGTTGCGCCGCCGATGACATCTGCGAAAGCCTTTGTCACGCCTTCAACAAGGCCAGCAAATGGCAGGATGAGTTGCCTGCCGAATCCCGACGTTGCAGTCTGGAGTTTGTCGAAGCCGTCACCCATGTCGTTGAGGCGGGCTATATCCAGTCCATCGAGGACTGCGCCGAACCTCTGTAAGTCTGCCTCCGCAACAGCGATCGACCTCAGGGCAGGTTGAAGCCTCGCACCGTTTTCACCAAGTACGACAAGTGCCGCCGCAGACCGAGTTGCAGGGTCCTCGATCTTTCCGAGACCTACCGCAACTTTGTTGAAGATTTCTTCTGGAGAAAGGTTCTCGATGTCTTGAGTCGAGACGCCAAGTTTCTCAAAACTTCTGGTTACATTTTCCGACCCGTCTCTTGCTGCTTCGATGTTTCGCAACAAAGCAGTAAAGGCCACTCTCAGGCTGTCAACGCTTTCGCCAGTTCTGCTTGCTCCAAGTTCAAGCGTCTGGAGGAACTGCAGGGACGTTCCGAGTTTCGTGGCTTCTATGCCAAGTCTCTCAACAAAATCCTCTAGGTAAATCAATGCAGGAGTTGCCGCAGCCGCTCCAGCACCGGCTGAGTAAAGAGCGGAAGTGAGTGTTCCAAGAGGACCGACCAAAGCAAGAACGCGAAACGCAACGGACTTGAGAATTGTCTTCCCGAAGAAGCCGATGCCCGTCGCCGCTGTTGCAAGAGCCCCGTTCATGATGAGGCTGCTATTGGTGAACACTTGAAACGCCGACGCGGCAGAGCCAGCCGCATGAGCGGCAGATGTAAGAACACTCGAAACCTTGTATACCTTGCCGTGCATCTCTTCGAGTTGCTGGTTGAGCAACTCAACGATGTTCGTAAGCAAAGAAATGATGGTTTTCGTGTCTTCGGTGGAAGCGTTGAGCCCACCGAGCGTCTCTTCCGTCTTCTTTACGCCCTGCTGAAGATTGGTCGCATCAGCAGTAATCTTCATTGCGAGGCCAACTGCGTTTGCCATCATTCACCTCGCAATTGCCTGCTCAACTCTTCCATCGCCGCACGAATCTGGAGATCGTGTTGCGGTGGACGCTCGATCGGCACAAAGTCTTGCGGCTTCGGCGTTTTCCCTCTTCCTGAGTACGGTGCAAGTATGGCGGATGCAATCACTCCCGTCTGATGCCAGGAGTCGGCAAGCGGCATGTAGAAACGATGCACGGCCATCCATTCGCTCAACTCTCTGCTGCTCATTGTTTCGCATAGTTGAGCCACCGTCATTCCAAGAGTTGCAGCCAACCGGAAGAGGAACAACCGCGTTGGCCGCAGATTCAGTTTTTTGCCATCTCCTCAACATCTGCATCAGCAAGTGCGTTGTGCTGCATTGCCTTCTCCCAGATGCGAGTAATCGCCCGAGCGGATTTCTTTGAAAGAACGCCTATTTCATCAGCCGTGAACAGCAAGTCGCCTTTCTCGTCACAGAGGACTCGCTGCAAAAACTTGCTGCGAAAGTTCTCGACTCCCTTGTTCTTGTTCACCATCCAATCGTTCTCGTAACTGTCTCGCTCGCCGACAGTCATCACGCGAACGAAAACACTGCCGCCCCACTCAGGAACCTGAACCTCAAGGAGGCCCATGTCATCGGCTGCGAGAATCTGATCTTTTGTGAGTGCCATGTTTAGTTATCCACGATGCGAAAGGATACGGTGAATCGCGTCACACCATTCCGTTCAGGTGCGACAGCCACCGACTCCCAGATAGCATACGTTGAAAGCCCAGCATCTCCACCGGAGATCACCAGTTGGGCTCGCGTTCCGAAGTTAGAGATATTGACGTTCGCAATACCAAGGCAGGTGACGCTGACACTGCCCTGCTCGGCTGACCACGCAGTGTCCCTGCCGGTGCGAGAGCCGCCGTAGTTCCACGACAACTCCTGCACCTCGGTGAACGGCGTACCGTTCCATGTGACAGAGATGCCGGTGGAGTACGTTGCCATCAGCGTTAGGCAGTCACGCGAACTGTAGCACTGCCACGGATGACGTCATTCATGGCAAGCGTCACAGATGACGAGACGACAGTTGCCGTCGCACCAGTGATGTACGTGCCAACGACAAATGACCCAGAAGTGCCACCCGCAAGTTGAGTTGTGCCGATGTAGTCAAACGACACTTCCTTGCCGGTCTCTCCAGTAGCACTGCCCTTGAGCGGGCGAGCCTGAGTCAGCATTGTCTCTCCAGTTGTCTGCCCGAGATGGCTGATGTCAATGCGGTCAGTCTGACCGCTAACATCGGAGTAACTGATCGAAACATTAGTGACGGTGTAAGTTGAGCCGCTGAAAACAACCGTCGTTCCTGGGGCATCATGTGGCGTTACTGCCATCGTCTAACTCTCCTGCCAGAGAATGTCGTACTCTTGAGTTACGAGATATGCGTTCGGTACCTCCGAGCCATCCAAGGCAGCGATTCCATCGGATTCTGAATCGAGACTGCACAGGCTCACTTGTGTATTGTCGAAACTGCCCCTGAACCCATCCAGAACGCCGCGAGCGGCATCCGCGGCTTTTCTGGCGGTGATGTAGGTTTCGGCATAAATCTGCAAATCGAGCCGAACTGTTGGGACTCCGAGAGGCTGAGATAACGTCTGTTCTCTTCGGACAGAGGATCGACGCCATATGGCAAACGGCAGGGCCGCATCGGCAGGGGCGATGTTTGCGTAGACGCGGTGACCTGCCAAGGAAGTGAAGTCCGCATCGCTGATAAGCGCATTTCGTATGACTGTCTCAGGCGACTTCCAGATCATGGCTACGCTTTCGGAAAAAGATTCGCTATCGACCCGTTCGTGATACGCAGTTGCTTGCCGATCGACTTCTTCGCGCTTGAAGATATGGACGATGCAGATCGCTCAAACGAGTTTTTGATTGGCTCAAGAGGCAGGACCCTGCCTGTGCTGACCGTTTGCCCCTTTTTTGCTCGCTTGAAAAAGGCATTCGGATATGCAGGGCGTGTCTTCACAGGAGGGTACACGCCTATCATTTTGAAAGGACCGAATCTCCTGAAACTTGACGCCACAGGACCCTTCGTCCTTCTTGGGTCTGTCCCGAACTCAAGAAATCCTGCATGGAACGCACGGTTCTGTCCGATCTTCACCGTTCCTTTGCTTGCGGCGGCATAGCCTCCAGGGACCGCCCTGTATCCAACAAGTCCTACGGCGTTTCCGCTTTCTTTATATGGGACAACCTTTGCAATCGTTCCGTTCAAGAGATTGCCTGTCGGTCCCCTATGGTTTTGCCGTATGTACGACCTGAGTCCCTTTAAGCCGACATCAACAACAGGCTCCATCGCCTCGGCCATCTTGCGGGCGACGACATCTGCCTTGTATTTCTCTTGCAGAACTTTCCTTAGTTTGCTGAGTTGAGGCTCAAACGTAAGTTCTTGGACGATTTCATTTCCGCTGCTCATTCTCCGATCTCCTCACACACAGCGACATGCTCTGAGCGGTTGTCATATTCAAGCAAACTGACAATCTGCAAGACGCGACTTCTCCAAACAAAGCGGTGCGTATGTTTCAAGCCACTGAGGTATCGCATGCGAACGCGATGCGTGATGCGAGTCTCCTGCTGACCATCAGCAAGAGCCTCACGCGAACTGACTCCGTTCACGCTGGCCCACACAGTTGTCGAGTCAGACCATGTGAACGTCGCTTCGCCAAGTGCATTGTTGACTTGCGTAGGAACCTGCACGGTCACTCGCTCTCGCAACTCACCGGGGCGAATCATCTGTATTGCCCCCACTTCTGTGAGTCGAGGAGAGCCTTGACGCCAAATGGCACTTCATTTGATGCCACATTGTCAGCGGCAAGCCTTCGCTCGTAGAGGTGACCGACGTGCATTAGGATCGCATGGCGAATGGCAGCAGGCACATCGCTGCCGCTGGCTCCGTAGCCGCCCCACCATGTCACCGTGATGGAGTTCTGGTCTGCGAGGTGGCTCGGCCATGAGCCGCCATAGTTCGTGCGAGCAACGCCAGGGGTAGAGTCGCGGTCAACACGATACTCGCTCGTTGAGAGAGTTGCAGTCGTCTGCGAATCACTGATCGTATAGGTGATGCTGACTGCCGTCGTCGTGCCAGCCTGAGACATTGGCGGTCGTGGCATCTCGACTTCCCAAGGAAACGTGTCGAGTTTCATCTGCCACTGCGTATAGACCAGTGTGCGGTCAATGTAGGCTTCTGCCCACTGCCTCGCAGCCGTGATGAGTGTGCCGATGTAAGTGTCATCGTCGCTGGTATCAACTCGCAAGTGAGCCTTCGCCTCGCTGACGCTCACCGGCTCAACTGCGGCGTCGGTTGCTCTCTTCAGCGAACGATACTCAGTTCTTGCGGAGTGAATGAATCTCATCCCGGCACTCTCCAAGAGTTCTCAGGTCGCTTGTTCGTCGTCAGAAAATCGGTGCTGTACTGATAGACAGGCCCAGACAAGTTTTTACCGGGCCATGTCACCATATATTCTCCATGTCCAAGCACGACCCTTGGAGAGACGAACAACCGATTTCCTGCCTTCTTGAACTGCTTCCAAAAAAAGATGTCGTCATCAGTTCTGCTATCTCCCCACTCGCCATCGTCGTTCGGTATTCCTTGGAACCACGGCTTCGGAGTCCGCTTGAGTGCGGCTGTTGAGATGAACGTGCATCCGAAGTGTGCGGTGTCTACCTGCTGAACAGGTGCGCCGAACCATTCCATCGGCAGAGAAGAGTGAGATTCTTCAGGTGGGTTATCCATCGTGTCGAGCAGCGTCAGCATTGGCCTGCCGTCCTCACGCTTTGTTTGCAAGCCAGTGACGGCATCGCATTGAAACGTCATCGCCAGAGTCAGCAGATGCTCGACATCTTCCTTGGTGAAGAATGTGTCGTAGTCGATCGTGAGGATGTACTCGCATTCGTCTACGAACTGCTCCATTACTCGCTGGAGACATTGGCCCCAGAACGCACCTGTCACCTTCGTTGGCCGAATGCCAAGCGGCATCAAGGCCTGAGCCCATGTATAGAAGTTGTCCATGAAGCCAAGACGAGGCACTGACATCACTGCTTCAACACGAACGTCAGCGGTTGTGTCACCAACTTTGATAAGCATTGCAACTCCAATAAAAAACGGGCGAGCGTCGATGTGACGCCCGCCCGCTATGTTATCAGTTGCCTGTCAGTGTCAACCGGCGACCGCAGCCTTGACGCCCTTTGTGGTAGCGTCCTTCGGGCCTTCTTCGCCACGGCTCAGGCGAGCGTTGCTGGCAATAACCGAAGCAGCCTGCGGAGTCGCATAGACATTGAGGTAGCGGCTCTTGCCGCGAAGATCAACGTCAAAGCGAACCACATTGGTATCGCTGGTGTTGCCGGGAGTCGGCACGGTGAAACCACCTGCACCACCACCGACGAACGCCGTGATGTCGCTGTAGGACGAGGTTGTATCCCCTTCCTGCAACTTCAGAGCAATCGCAACAGCGGAGTTCGTTCCAGCCGCAGCGACCGGCTCAAACACAACGTCGATGCTGGCATGGTCGAAACCAAGCGTGTCGATGCTGTGCTGATGAGTCGTCGCGGTGGTCAGGTCCGCCGTGGCGATCTTGGTGACAGACTTACTGTTTTCTACTGGTAGCATCTCTATCTATCTCCGTGAGATCAAGAAGCGAACTTGAGACCGACGATCGGGCCAGCAACCGAGGTGCTGCCGAGATCATGAACAACCATGGCGTTGCGAGTTGTGGCGAACGTCAGCGTCTGATCGAACTCGATGTAACGCTCGGAAGCGGTACGGATCGAAACAGCACGTCGCTCACCGAACGTCGCAGCCTGTGACAGATCACCGAAGAGGCAGGCAATCTCCGAGGCAGTGCCGGTCAGGTCGCTCACCATGCTGTGAACAAGCCGGACAGGAAAGCCAAGGAAGTTGAGGCCAGCACCGCCAGCAATGTCGCTGGCAGAGTTGCCACTGCCTGCCATCATCAGACGAAGCATCGAAGACCCATAGCCAGCCGGCGAGATGTACCATGCTGCCTGACGACGAGCGTACAGAGGCAGGCGGCTCACCGTGTTGGTGAAGTCATTGAGGTCAAGGTTGTCGAACGTGTTGTTGCCGCTGGCGGCATTCACGACCGACTTCGTGTGGCTGCCATCGTTGATCTTCGTGGTCACGCCAACAGTACCGTGATAGGTGCTGGTGCCGTCACCGATGAAGCCAGCGTTGTCGAAGGATTCAGCAAACGCCTGAGCCACTTCAACAGCCATCGCATCAGCGAGGTCGATGATGGAGTCTTCAAGCAGCGAGTTTGGAACGCGATTGGCGACGCCCCAAATCTTCGCAACGAGTTGCACGTTGTCGAAGGTCACATCGCTGGTGCTGACTTCGGTGTTTTCACCAACAGCACGGGCGGCGAGTCCACCAGTGCGGCGAGCGATCACCAGGGTGTCAGACGACATCGGCACGCGGCGAGCGTACTGCGGAAAAGCACCGTACTCTTCAACGAGCCGGATGATTTCGCTGCTCATCTCGTCGCTGACCAGAACGCCACCAAGCGAGTTGACGCCGCCAGCCTGAGCCCGGCTTTCAACGCGGTGGTCTTCGCACCAGCGACGAGCCTCGGAGTCGTTGAACAGAGTGGCCTTCAGGTGCATGCCAGCACGATAGGCTCGCTCTTCAGCGTTCGGCCCAGTAAAAGCCTTGAGGTTGCCGACTGCCTTCGGCACGGCGAAGTTACGCTTTTCTTCCACGGCTGGTGCCTCCTCGGTTTTCTTCTCGATGGCTGCGGCAGGAGCAGATCGCTCAAGCACGGAACGCAGTTCAAGTTCCTTCGCCTGGATCTTTTCGCAGAACTCAATCTTCTCCTTGATCTTGTCTGCTCGCTCGGAGAGTTCCTTGAGTCGGCCCTCTTCATCATCGTGCATGTCGGCATCTTCGGTCATGCCTTCTTCCATTGCTGACATCTCAGCGACAACGGAAGCGAGTTCATCGAGCAGTGCCTTGATCTTTTCTGCGTAAGCCATCTGTGGTTACTCCTGTGTACGGCTTGGCGTAGTTTTCGCCTGCCCCTGAAACTAAGAAACAAACTAGCGGACCATCCAGACTGAATGGAAGTTTCCGTTCTACTTAGAACAAACAAGCGGTTGGCGGCGACGGATGTCGCTGGCATTGACTACGGACTTCTCATTATGGCCGCAGACGCTGCAACGCAAGTATCGAACCTGCAACGGACCTGATGCCCTACTTGAGATACACCCTAGATATGCCTTGCGGCATCGCGGGCAAATGTCACCGGTCTTCGCCATGCTTCTCCAGCCATTCGCGGTACTCGCCAATCTTGCCGTGCCAAGCCTCTCGCTTCTTGCAGCCTTCGGCACACTGCTCGCGGAACTGATCGTATGATCGCTTCGCAACAGCAACGCCAGAGTCAGGATAAGCAGGGTATGTCACAGGCCCGACATCATAGAGTTCGGCAATCTTGGTGACAGTGCGGATGCTGCGGCCTTCCTCCATGCTCCACTGCTCGCCGTCCTTTGCGATGACGAATGAGAAGGATGAGCCACGCACGATGCCATTGGCAATGTTGCTGGCAATGTCCTTGCCGTAGGTTGTTTCCGGCACCGGAAACTCATACCGCAGACCGACCTCATCGACCGACATCTGCAATGTCTGCGGGTATCGTGCCAGCGGGTAGTTGGCATCATGGTTCCAGAGAGCCCGCGTCTCCAGCGGCTTCTTTCTGCCGCGTCGCTCCCTCACAAGGTCGAATGCCCCAGGATCAAGACGCTCAACAAAGTCACCCATGTCGAGCGAGTCAACGCCGAACTTGGCGGCATACCCGACGATCCATTGCTGCGCCTCCTCGCCGCCTTCTTCCTTGGCTCGCGACTCAACCCGCAGCATGTCTTCGTCGCCTTCGACTTTGATCGACCGAACTTCGATAGCCATAGACCTGCTCTCCTCGTCTGCGGCGTTTATCTGCCGCACAAGTTTTCCTGACCACGACCGCCCAGCGTCACCGCCCCACAATGCCCATGCGATCCGACCGGCAGACGGGAATCCTGATTGACCTGGGCTCCAGCCCTCTGCTTGCTTGTCTACTTCGTGGCGGTCGAAGTACGCTTTCATTCGCTTGGCAGTTGACGGGCTGATTCTCGTCCCATTGCTCAGGTCGCGTGCGCGAGCAACGCCGACTGCCGTGCCGCCTCGTCCATATTCTCTTCGCCACTCAAGGCCTTTCTTCGCTTCTTCTCGCACGCCTGCCGGTGGCATGAAATCAATGTGGTCGTACTTGGCTCGCTCTTCTTCTGAGTATGCGATATTCAGTGCAGTCAACTGCTCATTAGCATCATCCTCAGTTTCGTGGCAGGCTACCACCTCATGCGGCTCATCCTTCATCACAGCCCAAGGCTTTGAGACGGGACACTTCTCACTCTTCATGACGTGATACGGCATCAGTCGAGGGCTCCAATCTTCGTCAACGTGCTTGCCTTGTGACCTACCTGAACGTCACTCGGCTCCCAGCCATCGGCAAGTTCTTTGTAGACCGTAATCAAAACAGCGGGGTCATCCTCTGTACCTGTGATCGTAAAGGATGAATTAGGCACATTGATCTCACCATCGCGAACGATGCGAGCAATCTTGCCGCGCCCTCGACCTTCACCGCTGCCCCAAGACACGAAGTCGCCAACACTGATTGAGTCAGGTGCGGCTCGCTGCTCATTTTTGATGTATTGCGGCGAGTCATCAATCCACACATCGACCTTGATACCGGCAGCCTCCGCAGCCTCGTCTTTCATGGAGTCTCCGACGAGCAGAATGTCAGAGAATGCGTTTTTGTACTCTCCAAGAGTTGCGTCAACGTCTACCTGATTCTCTGGAGTGTCTGGCCTCCGAGAGATCATCACGACGCGGTTGCCAGCCGCAGCCGATCCCTTTGCGAACTCACCCCACATCTTCGGGTCAGCAGCGAACGTCCTGTCGTAGTCGATACTGATCGTCATGGCTCGCATCGACATGACCTGCTCGGGCTCAGGCTCTGGCATCACGCCACCTGCATTCGCCTGATCGAGCGTCTGCATGTTGAGTTGAACGAATCGCGTGTCGCCGCCATCGACTGGATCAAGATTCTCCCAGCGGCGAATCTCGTTGATGCTGGCAACGCCAAGATTCCACAGCGTCTGGTAATACGACGCCCTCGCTGCGGCATCACCTCGCAGCAAACCGCGAGTGTCAAACTCAGCGAAGTATTGCGGATCGCTAATCAGGTCGCGGACGATGCTCGTTTCAAAGCGGCGAAGCCACGGCAGCAGGGTGTGCTGCACAAAGTCGATGCTCTGCTGTTCGATATTCGAGAACGACGAACGGGTCAGGTCGCCAACAAGGTGTGGCGGGCATCTATACAACCGACAGACTTCTTCCACTTGGAACCGGCGAGCCTCAAGGAACTGCGCCTCTTGATTGTTGCCGCCGAGTTCAACAGGCTTCAGGCCACCCGTCAGCACTGCGGTCCTACTGCTGTTCGCAGCACCACGGTGCATCCTCTCCCAGTTGTTTCGCAGTTGCTCTGATGCTTCTGCTGACAAGGTGTTATCGGTAGACAGCACCACGCCGGGCCTTGCCCCATTGCCGAAGAACGCCGCACCGTGAATCTCACAGGCTCTCGCCAGCCCGATTGCATCGCGGGCCAACTCGACAGGGATCATGCCGTTTACGCCGTCATCTGACAGCCATCGCAGGTGCATGATCTGATCTTGTCTATAGACTGTCTCGCTGCCTGTCTCTTCGCGGTACTTGTAACGCAGCCTGCCGTTTTCGATCCTCTCAACCTTCATGCGAGAAGGATGCAGAGGCCAGAGTTCGGTCACAGCACCCGCAGCACCGGGACGAATCTCTGAGTAGGCATTGCCCCACAGGCACAGGTGCAGCATCGACTGCTCTCGCCACTCGAAACTGGTCTGCCATGAGTTCGGCGTATCATGCAGGATGCGATAAAGCGGATGCTCGCGAGCGATCTCTTTGCCGCCATCAGGCAGGCGACGAAGCAGTTGCAGCGGTAGCCCAGCGATCGACTCAGCCAGCACCCTCGCACAAGCCAGAACGACGGTAGATTGCAGTGCCGTTTCAGGATTCACCCGCACGCCCGACGGATTCTGGCGAGTTAGAAAACCATCATTCCAGCCGTAATGACGCTCTTCCCCAGGCAACCAAAGGATTCTTTGTTCACTCACAGCAGCATGATCCCAGGTTCAGGTATGTCTTCGGGTGGCTTTTGTGCAGAGTGGATGCCGATTGCCATGATAAGACTGACGATGCCGTCGATGCGTTCTGCATTGCCCTGTTTAGGTTTCACAGGACGGAAGTTGCCGTTACTATCAACCTTGACGCTCGCGTTGCCCGCCATCCATGTCAGCACCTTGTTTCCAGCGTGTCGAATCTTGCCCGACACTACCAGATTTTCTAGCAGTTTCGAGGGAGCAGACATGCTTCCAATGCCCTGTGAAAAACCGACGACATCATGCCCATCTTGATTTAACTGAATCGACAACTGAGTCGCATTCCAGCGGTCGATCGCCAGTTGCCTCATGTTGTATTGGCGGGCAAACTCGTTGACATCTTTGCGGATCACATCGTAGTCAGTGACATTGCCGTCAGTCATTTTCAATCCTGTCTCAGGCTCATTCGCCCAAGCAATGTACGGCACGCGATCACGCTTCTCTCGCTCGGCTGCGTTGTCACCGGGAATCCAGAAGCGACAAAGGATGTCGAATGTCCCATCTTCGGCGGGGAATAATGCGACAAATGCCGAGGTGTCGTAGGTTGTCGCAAGGTCAAGCCCGCACCAGCACTCCCTGCCATCGAGAGGCCCCGGCGGCTTGTCGTCACAAGCCGCCCATGCCTCGGCTTTCAACCACCGAGTGTCAGCCTGGGTCCACATGTTCAGCCGGTAGCGTTTGAACGAGAACTCCTTGGTGTTGCTCTTCTGAGCCTCTTTGCAATCAGCCGCGAAGTCAGTCGGATTAATCGTTACTGACCATGATGGGTTCGCCTTCGGCCATGTTTCCTGATCAGTCCAATCGTCTTTTTCTTCTGCCTCATAGATCAGCGGAAAGAATGTCGGGTCATACTGCCAGTCCTCAAGGACTCGCTTGGCATATTGGTACTGCTCATAGCAGATGGAGTTGCGATCAAAACCTGCCGTCGTGATCGAGCAGAGAAGCGGCTGCGACCGTGCTGCACCGCCATAGCGGAGCGAGTCGAAGAGGTCGCGGGTACGCTGTGCATGCAACTCATCGAAAAGCAGCCCATGGATATTGAGGCCTTCTGCCCTGAAAGCGTCAGCAGGCAAGACTCTGTAAAAAGATGAAGCAGCCTTGAAAGCAATCGTCCTACGAGAATCAACAACCTCCAGCGGCTTTGATAGGACCGGGGATGCCCTCACCATGTTTGCCGCTTCTTTGAAAACCAGCGACGCTTGTTCCCTGTCCGCTGCAGCACCATAGATTTCTGCACCGGGCTCCCCATCGGCCAGCAAAAGATACAGACCAATGCCAGCGAGGATTGTTGACTTACCAGATTTCTTTGCCGTGCTGATGTAAGCCATACGATAGCGGCGAGTATCGTCGTCTATCCTTGCCCATCCGAAGAGTTCTTCAAGCATGTCGCGCTGCCAGTCAAGAAGCGCAAACGGTTTTCCTGCGAAGCGACCTTTCGAGTGCTTCAGGAAGTTTTGAAAAAACTCAACGACATGATCTCCACGATTCTGGTCATAGAAGTATTCATGCCCCTGCTCGATCGCCTCTTTTTTGGATAAACGCGATAAGCGTGTCATCGGCTTTGTTGCTGTGGATCGTGACTTGCGATCGGCTCGATGGAGTCAAGCCAAACTCACGCTCTAGTTGTAGCAGGTCTTTGCGAGCAGCCTTCTCGTCAACTGCCCACGGTGCTGGCTGCGCCCATTTGATGCGAAGCCTGCCGTCTGTGCGGTTGGGATCGGCTTCATAGGTAATGACCTGACGGCCAAGTTGCCTGCACTGCTCGCGGACCTGCATCCAGTGTGACCAGACAAGGCAATATCTCGCAAGCGTTTCAACATCGGCCTCCGTCATAACGCGCATGTCAGTCAAAACTCTGACAGCCTCATTCCACTTGCGAACTGCAAGTTCGTCATCTTCAAGATGCTCTGGCACATCGAAACTCTGAAGAAGATCAGGTACCGGCTCGTTTTCGTTGATTCTCTCTTTGCTTGGGTTTCCCCTGACATACTTCAATATCGAAGGCTGAGGTGCAGGACCGCGTTTACCCATCTCTACCCCTTCATGATTTTCTTCAGTAGCATCATTGCCCTGGCGATTGATTGATCCATGTCATAGTATCTGTATTCACCAAGCCTTCCTGCAATGATGACATCATCCATCGAGTCCGCTCTCTCTCGGTACTTGCTGTACAACTCGCTGTTTTTGTCGTCGGGGAAGGGATACTCATATCTGTCTGGGTCACTCGGAGAATATGGAGTCTCTGTTGTGACGACCGTGCCGCGTATGTTGTTTGCTACATCACATTGCAGCATATGCTTCCACTCCAGTGTTCTGATGTGAGGCCCCCCAGAATGCAAAGGGTTATTGATCTGTCCTTTTCTTTGAAAAAAGTCCAGATCGCCGTGATATTGATGCTTTCTTTTTTGCCCTCGATATTGCAGTCTTCCTATATCGAAATCAAAGAACTCGTCTATGGGGCCTGTGAAGACAAGTTTTTTTGAGGCGAAGACTTCTTCTCTTCTTTTCAGATAGTCGAAGTTCAGGATAACCGGTATCCCTGAGAAAATGTTGCTTGTCCAGGTTGCATATCCTCCAACCGGAATGCCTTGATGCTTTGCAAGCGGCTTCAGTCTGCTGTCTCCATCGACCCTCACATCGAAACGCTTGCACAACTCAGCACTCAGGCTTTTGCAGTCCACTCCCCATTGTTTTTCGTTGTATTCCTTGACAAAAGTCTCAAAGATGCGGCGAGGCATCAACGACAACGCGGCTTCTTCAAGATTCGTTGGCTCGCCTTGAAATGATGGAGACCATTTTTCTCCAATCTTTGCTGAGATGTATTGAGATGACAAAGGCCACTGGACGAGATCGTCCCCAATGTCTGCAAGCAGGGACGCTTCATATCGATAGAACTCCGAGAAACGGTTGGCCCATTCCCATACTCGTTCACATGACGTTCTGAAGTAATGCGGTCCGTATGTGTGAATCCTTATTCCCGACAAGTGAAAACGATCGTGAACATTTCCACCAATGTGATCGCGACGATCGACAACCACAACGTCTCGGCCTGAATCAAACAAACCCCTTGCTATCACGGCCCCGGTCAAGCCAGAACCCACGACAACATAGTCTGCCTTTATCATCGCAACTTCGACTCCCAAACCTTTTTGCTTCGCGACAGTATTTCATCGGAGTCAATGTTGCACGAAGAGCCTACGGAGTCATAGCCGCCTATAAAACAATCCTCCTTGTAGACTTCGTGGATCGCGTCAGCAGCCTCTTGAGACAGTCTTTCAGCGGGGGGCTTTTTCATCTCCTCGGTTTTTGAATACATCTTGGTATGCCTGCTTAATGAAAGATCGATTCCTATCGCCTTGCAGACGGCGGGCCAATCTTTGTCAATCTGTTCATACCGCCCAACAAACGAAAACTCTGGATAAGCCCACGACCATTGATGCGAAGTCAGATAGAACCTTAAAGAGCAAGGCCTTGTCTTCGCGTACCTTGATGATCTCAGAGAAACAGCAAACTCATTGAGGGATTTGCCTTGCACAAGCGTCTTTTTCCCGGCTTGCTCCCATGAGTTCAGAAGATTCCAAACGGATATGATTCTTGCCCACGGGTTGCGTATGAATGTGAAACTGAATCTTCTTTTGAACTCGGTTTTGGTCAGACACTTCTCCCGCAATAGAGCAGCAACGGGCGTATGATTGTGGCAGACGTTCACATGCGAATACAGCGGGTTTGAGTAAAAAACCTTGGCATGGTTCGCTTGATTGATTCTTACATAGTCAAACACTCCTTGCTTCAGGATACCGTGCATGCTTTCAGAGGCTGTTCTCGGGATTTTCGTAAAAATGAACGGCCTTGCCCTTTGCCCATTGCCTCTTTTTTCGATGCTGACATTCCTTCTCTTCATGTCCGCAATAAGGGTGTCTGCATTTTTATTGCTTCCGTTTTTCATGGCTGGATTCCCTTGCGATACTTCTCGCTGAGCAACACCGGGCAAGTCTTCTTCCAAATGACCTTATGGTGAATCCTCCACTTCCCCGCCATTCGCGCAACTTTGACGCACGACGGAGCAACCATAACGGAATAGAAGGATTTGATGTACGTTCCAAGTTCGAGATAAATCTCGGTGCATCCTCCTGTTCTCTTTTGCGTAGGAGGCTGATACACCCTTACATGCGGAATCGTGGCAAACAAGTCTCCTCTTCTCCCGCCCTCAACATAGAGATTCACGTCGTCATTCACCCGACCCCGAAAGACCACTGGTCTGTCAGTCCGAAAGAAAAAACTGTTCATTACCTTCCGGTACATTCTTCCGGACCTATGCAACTTCATCAGCAACGATTTTTGATGAGGAGTGTCTGGGCCTCCATCACCACCGATAAAGTCTCCTCCCTGAGCAAAGGCAACAGACTTGAACGACGTGCTGTCAAGAAAGTCCAGGCAATGCTCAAATACTGCGTCAATGTTCTTGATCTGGGTTTCTTCAACTTTCCAGATGTATTCGTCTTTGTCGTTGAGCCTCCATGTGAAGTCTGTGTAATCGTCGTCAAGTTGAAGGAAATGCGTTAGACGCATTTCCTTGGCTAAAATGAAGTTGTAGTTTCTCGCGTAGACAATCGAGTTTCTTCGATCATAGTTGTCGCAGGCATCAACCTGATTGGAGAAAGAAGTCTTGTCGAATACGATCACCTCATCGCCATACTTTTCGATGTACTGATCAGCCTGAGAGTCTTCGTTATCTACCAGAATGTAGATTTTCCCCGTATATCCGCTGCTCCTAAGTGCGTCATATGTCAGCAGAGAATCAGCGCGACCGTGAGAAAGAATAAAAGCGGCAAAATTTCGTTTCATTCGGAGTCGTCCCTCTCTTCGGCAAATGCCTTGTTGAGATTTTCGCCAAGTTTTGCCCATCCATTTTTGATCGCTTCACCTAAATCCACGATGACAAGAGCACTCGCCTCCATAAGCCTTTGAGTCTCTGGATCGGAGTGTGCGTAAAACTCAGCGGCTTTTTGAAAATCAAAAACGGAGTGACGATACGCCGCAGCCCTCAGAAAAACTTTTTCATCTTCTGGGACTGAACTGGCATCAATATCCTTGATAAGTTTCTCCGTTGTCGAACAATCAAAGATGTCACCAAGATCGGGTTTCTCTGCTCGCACTTCATAGGCAGGTACTTCTGTCTTTTCCGTGTAAGGAGAATCATTTGGATTGCTATTCTCCTTTTGCTCAGAGTCATCCTGAAAGTCTTGCTCGAAAATCGACTGCTCTGAACTGCTCTGCATCATTTGCTGCAAGGCATCATTTCCGATGTCGATACTCTCGATGAGACTGCTTAACTTCTCCGAGTCGCTCTCAGCCATCGCGGCCAGCGGATCGAGCGTCGCGAGAATCTTGTCTGCCTCGGCTTCGTCAACATCGAGGATGAGGACCGGGACAACTTCGGCCCCGATCGTCTCTGCCCTGAGATGCCCGTCGATGAGCATCAGCGACCCGTCATCGAGTTCACGGGCGAGGCAGGCGTCGGCCATGCCGACTTCTGCGAGGATGCCTTTGAGTGCATCCTGTTGAGCCTTGGGATGCGTTCGCCAGTTCTTCGGGTTCGGGCGAAGATCAGAAGCCGGAACGTGCCTGAGTTCCTTGATCCGATTGCGAATCTGCATTGCGGTTCTCTCTCAGCGTCTTGCGGGCATGACAGGCAGCACAAAGACACTGCCCGTTCTCAAGGTCATATCTTGCACCACCTTCAGCGATAGGCAAGATGTGGTCCGCATGTGCATCGCGTTTGCCGCTGCATATCTTCTTGCAATCCTGGCACTGGTAAGCGTCTCGGATTAGCACCGCCATCCTCCACTGCTTGTGAGCGTTGTCGCAGTAGCCACGCTGTGCCGCGTTCGGCCTACCTGTGTCGTCTCGCTTGGTGCGAAGACGCGGCGGCTTAAATGTTCCAATGCGGAAGGGCATCAGGAACCAAACAGGAGGAGAGTGTATGACGACGTGCCGTTCGTGGTGTAGACGTTCACGGTGTCATCGGTATTGTGGATGCAACTGATCGCCATGTGATTGTCAGTCGCATGGAGTTTGATGTCGATGTCCACGAAGTTGACGAACGCCTCGTTCTCGGAGATGAACCCCGCACGGTCAACGTAAGACATGGTGACAAGGTTGCCTGCGGCGTCTCGGTAGTCGAGGTCAGACAGGTCGATATTCTGAACCGCCGTGCCGACAGTGCCAGTAACGACGGCCACCTTGCCAGACGTGTAGACATCGGCAGACGCCAGCGAAGCCTTCTTCTCCGACTCGACGCCCGTTGAAGACGCCGTGTCTACGAATGACATGCTGACGTTGATCGTACCGTTGAGTGCCATGACTGCCTCAAGACTTGAACATGATCGTGCCGCTGACGCCAGTTGAGTAAGCGTCGCCGCTCACAAGTTTGCCATATGGCAGAGCGAAGATCGCATCAGGCAAAGCGTACATGGCACCGACGCTGGTGCTTGGCTGCAGCGTGATGTTAGCAGGCGAGCCTACGTTGTCGTAGAGGCGACGATACTCGCCGTCTTCCTCATCACTGCCGTAGACATGAATCGCCACGCTGCTGGTGTGCATCGTGCCAAACGACACGATCGCACCGGCTGCATCTTCCAGACGCACGGTTGTCGCTGAACTCGTTGCGGTACTGAGCGTCACATCGACGCTCTTATCCCTGCGGACAATATCGACTTCGGCCATTGTGTGGTGCCTCCAAGGTTCTGCTCAGTGTATCGCAGCGGCTAGGCTATCTCAAAACATATCGTCTGCGGTGCAGTTGCCGTCCTGCAAAACACCGTCAATCCATTCCCGGTAGTCAGCGAGCCACGGCCCAGTGCCTCCACCTGACTGAAGCGGCCATGCCAGCACCAGCCGGTCGCCCTTCAGGAAGCAAACGCTACTGCCGCTATCGCCAACCTGAATACTAGCAGGATACTTTGCTCTTGCCTCGTTCCAGCAGGGGTACACGAACCCCGTCGAAGTGCTGGCCGCAACATATGACAAATCGTTGAGCCCCGGCGGCTTGCTGGCATTGCCATCTGAGAAGTAGACCAGCGGCGGTGCATCGCCTGCCGGATACTGCGTCGGAGGGCCACCGGCATGCGGCATCTTGCCCGTCCACTCTTTCGACAGCAGTTGTGCTGGCCTGATCTCCATGTCTCGGTCTAGCGTGGCAATGCAGAGGTCGGCCGATGGGTGGCGGGCCACTGCCGTGACCGTGGCAGTTTCACCTCGCCAGAAACGCACAACGTGGCCGATCGGCGGTGCATAGTGGTTAACGTGAACCGTGTGTCGAGGCGTGATAAGTGTGCCGTTGCGGCTGCTCTTCACAACTGGAGAACAGTCAATCGCGTCTATCCACTGGTCGCCGTGAGTTTTAATGGCATCGTCAACTGACCGGCTGAATGTCTTCTCAGTCTCACTCAGGTCGATGGTTATCTGACCGGCGTCTTTGATGTCCCAGCCGTAGTCGATGAGTTCTTCACGGTACTGTCTTGCGTACTCGGTGAACTTAGACTCGCCCATATCGACAGGAGACATGGGTGTCGGCAATGTGCCTGCTCGCATCTGAGCATGGACGTTTCGGAGGAACTCGTTGTAATAGACGGATGCCATGCCACTACCGCCGCCAAAGAAGTTGCGGAAGGCATCTGGC